TCAGTCTTCGACCGTCAGGATTTCGATCCGAAACTCCCCGTCGCCGCCGACGCTTTCGACCGTCACATCGGCGACGATATGACCGCGCAGCGGCCATTCGGTCTCGGCCAGCATTTGCTGCAATGCCGTCGGCGACCCGCTTCCCGCACAGGAAAATATGTGACGCGCGCCGACGAAATTGGCGCTGGCCCAGGGGCGCAGCGTCGATGCGCCGATCGCGATGCCGCCGGGCATTTCCGCCGCGAGCAGCCGCGATAGCCGGTTATGCGGACAGCCGGTGTGCGGCCGGGCCGTGGGCGACCAGCGGATCATGCCCGGCCTCCCGTCCGGACGCGGCGGTCGCCGACGCGGGCGACGCGGCCGGCACGATAGTCGGCGCGCCATTTGTTCATGAAATGTTCCACCCTGCAGATCATGCGAAACCCCGGATCGCGTCCACCGCGCAGATCGCTGACCAAGCGCGGATCGTGCGCGGCGGCGCGTCCGAACACGCTGGGCGGCATGTCCGATTCCTTCAGAAAAGTTTCGATTGTGACGCGCCAATAATTCCTTTCCGGGATATTGCGGCATATCGGGGCATGCGGGCGGGATGGAAGTGGCCGAAAAGTGGGATTTTCGTGACTTTGAGGCGGGATGGGGAATTTTTGGCGCGCTGCGCATCCCGGGACGTGAAAACAGGGTTTCAACGGCCCTGAAAGGCGCAGAAACGCGTTCGCGCGTCACAGTTATGCGGATTTCGAACTGTGACGCGAAAATCGGCTGTTTTCTGCGGCGCGCGCGGTGATGGAGTTTTTGGCGCGCGCCGCCGAACTGTGACGCGAACTGTGACGCGAAATCACCCATCGAGCATGCCCGATCGGGGTCGCCGGGACCGTGCCTTTCGCGCCTCGCTTTCGGCCACCAATTCCGCGAAGCGATCGCGCGTTTTCCGAGGGGTGAAATAGGCGTCCTCGCGGCCGTGCATGTAGAGGATCGCCGACCGGCCAGCGCATATCGCAGCGGCCTCGTCCATCGTCGGGACGTAGAGCGGCCAACCCTGCACGAACCGATGCCGAGCGGGCAGCGCGGCCTCGATCGAACGGCGTTCGGCGGCATAGCGCTTGGCCCGATCGAGGTCGGATATCAGGCCGGGACTGAGTAGGTGCGGGGCCACGTCGCCAAGCCACTTGCGGGGCTGGAATGAGAAGGTCGAGGTAGCCTCCATTCCGACGTAATGGCGATACAGCCAGTGGTTGCCCGCCACGCTGGTCGAAACCGACAGGTCGTTCGCTGAAGCCATTGTGCAAAGGGCGCAGCTCCACCGCGTAGCCCCCAGCCCATAGCCCTCCGCGAGCGGCACGCCGTATCGCTCGTTGGCGGTATATACCTCGGCCTCTTTCAGGTCGACGCCGGGATGCCAGAGCATCATCGTCGTGCCCGCCTTGTTGCCCGGCTTGGCGAAACGGGTGTCGAGTTTCGCGACGACGGTATCCTTGCGGCCGGCGCCTTCTTCGCGCCTGATCCCGACGACGTTGATGATCGTCTGCCCGCGAAACTCCCGCGCCAGGTGCGGCCCCATCACCTGTATCTTTTTCTCCGACTGGCAGAATTTCAGCGACGCCGACGACCAGGGACCGCGTAGATTATAGAGGCGCAGATCGGCGTAGTCCTGAAGGCCGCGCTGCCACCTGTTTTCAAAGCGAGCGACGAGGTCGCCGCTCCGCGCCCGCACGACAATGAGGGGCAAGCCGAGGGCGTCAGCCTGGGCCTGCACCTGGGCGGGCGTCGACCGCCATTCAGCGCGGCCGAGGTCAGCATGAATGGCGAAGCGCAGATCGCGCGGGTGGCCGATGGCGTCGAGATAGGCGTTCGTCATCGCGGAGACGGCCCCGCAATCCTTTCCACCGGAGAGGTTGAAGCCGACCCGCGCTCCGTTCCGCAGCGCCGCGTCTATCATCGGATCGGTCGCGATCGGCGGGAGGGCGATCAAGCCGTTAGCGCCGGTCAAGGATGATCTCCGAGGCGATATCGGGATCGAGGAGCTGCCAGAGCGTGCTGTCCTCGCCAGTCTCGATATGCTCGATGATGACGCCTTCGCCGTTCGCGGTGCGCGCAATGATTGCGCCGAGCCACTCTCCGCCGTCGGTGCGGGTGAACACGACGATGCTGTCGCCCACGCGCGCGATGACCTGGGGATCGTCGCCGAGTCTGGGTAGCTGGCGCAGGATCGACGGCGTAAGCATCGCGCGATCGCGCGCCTGATCAAGGGTCGACCGCGGGAGGACGGCAACGCGTGCGGTGTCTTGCAGCGCGCCGGCCATGCGGTCGTCGAGGATCGCGACCGGGAATTGCGGATCGGGCAGCGCGAGGAACTGATCGAACGCCGGATCGGCGACGAGGTCGCGCAGCGTCTGGCGCGCGACGTCGCCGAGGCCGGCGTCGACGGCGGAACCGAGCGACGCCGTGGTCCGATCGGCCAGCACGCGCAGATGCGCGGCGCCGGGATTGTAGTTGAAGCCGGGCGCCACGCCCTGGGGCACGGAAACGACTTCGCCCGCCGCGGTGATGAAGTCATGGCGGGGCGGGTTGGGTGCTTCGTTGACCTTCCAGCCCATGCGGCGCATCCGCGCCTCGCTGACCTGTTCGACGCGGCAGTTGCAGCCCCAGCCATTGGGCGGAAACATCCACTGCCACGCCGGATCGTCGACATGGAGGATGATGCCGTGCCATTCGAGGTGGTTGAGGCGCGGGTGCTTGCGGTAGTGGTCGGACAGGTAGCGCAGATAGGGGAACAGGTCCTTTTCGCGCTGATATTTGCGCCAGCGGCCCGCCGCGATGCTCATCCGGACATTGGTCCGGTAGATCGTTTGCAGCCGGCGTTCATTGACGATGACGGGATCGGCCGTCCCGGTCAGCGCCTCGTCCTGGACCACGCCCCACCAGCCGTGCTTCTTCAGCTCCGGGATCAGGTTCGCCTGCCATTGTTCGAACGTCCCGCCATTGCGGATCACGTCGTCGAGCGATTTGTGAATGGCAACGAGCAGATCGAGCTTCGCGACCTTAGCAACCGTGAAGCCCGAGGCATGCTCGCCGAGGAAGGTGTCCGTCCAGTGCGTCGAGAGGCGATAGCCCGACCGCTCGGCCCAGGCTGCGATGATCTCGCCGGGGTCCATATAGATGGTGTCGGAGAGCGCGGGGCTGGTCATCCAAAATGCTTCTCAGGCGGGATCGGCGAACGACCATCGACCGGAATTTGAAGCGGACCTAGCGGCCAGTAGAGGCCGACATGCCCGTCATATCGATTGCCGCCCGACCAGCAGGACAGCGCTTGCCGAATTACCCATCGACGAGGAGCGCGCTTCTGACCCGGGTAGTGCTCAAACCGCAGGCGCCTATATCGCAGGGCGCCGATGAAGCCGCCGTAAATGTTGCCCCCGATGTGAATGATCAGCCACGCGAGCAGCGTGAGTATCAGCGCCGCGAAGAGCAGGCCTAGAACGTAGATGATGCCGTCGATCACTTCGCCACCTTCGCCAGTCCGTCGCGTAGATAGGCGGCCGCGTCGTAGCCACTTGCGAGGGTGCGCTCCACGCCTGCGTCGATCTCGACGATGCGATCGTGCAGATATTGCTTATGACCGTAAGCATCGGCCATTCGAGCATTCCAGCCGGCATTGACCGCCGCAAGGCGATAGGCATCGACGAGTTTCTGAAGCCGCTCGACCTCTGCCCCCTGATCGCCCGCTTGCCCATCCCTTTTGGTCAACTTCGAATATTCGATGGCGCCGAGGCACGCGGCTTGCCAGATGATCGCGTGGCGCGTGGGGGCCTTTGGCGAGCCGTCTCTTTTCGTTCCTGTTGAGCAGCGCTGAGCGACGCTTTCGGCCGCCAGTTCGGCGTCGGCTAGGACTTGGGGCCTATCAGGCATCACTGTTCTCCTCGGCATCGAGCGCGCCGGCCAGTCCGGCAGCTTCAAGGTCGGCGCCGATCGACTGCTCGTTGCCGGGGCCGACGCCGATCGCGGCGAGCAGGTCCGCTGGCGATCGGGCGGCGCGGATCGCGCTGAGCATCGGTTCGGTCAGGGCGCGGACGGCGCGATAGCCGTCCTCGGCGATCAACTTGTCGACGAGCTGGTCGGTGGCGCTGTCGGCGGGACCTTCGGCGAAGCTGGCGTCGTCGTCATCAGGCTGCCAATCATCGTCGATCTGCTCGAATACCTCTGCACCGAAGCGCAGCTCGCCGCGGAACGGCTTTACTTTCGTCAGGTCGACGACGCCGACATCGTCGGCAAAGGTGATGTGCGGAAAATAGTCCGAGAATTCCCAGCTCGCGCCGCGATCGCGCATTTCGCGGTTCCGCTGTTCAAGATGGCCGGAGAAGAAATGGAGCGCGACGACGCCCTGGTCGCCGATCCGGTCGACGATGCGCGGCCCGCCGATCGGAACCATATGGTCGCTGGTGTCGGGACCCCAGCCCCAGAAGCCGCCCATCTTCATCCAGTTCACCGGTCGCTTCGACGATGCGACGGTGGCATGAAGGCTGGCGGCGGGGCGCAAGGCGGTAAAGCCCTCCTGGACCGCCCAGGCGAGCAGCTCGGCCGCGCTTTCGGGCAGCAGCGGGCGATAGACGTAGAGCGGACGCGGATCGTCGGCCGCGAAGCTGGCATTCGTGTCGTTGACGTTCGGGTCTAGGACTTCGTTGTCGTTGGCGCCGTCATCGTCGGGATTGTCCACGTCGACGTCGTCGCCATCGGCAGGCGTCGGACCTTCGGCCTTCGGCTTGCGTCGATAGCCCTCGCCATAGGTGTCGCTGAAGCTCTCGTCGGTGCGCTCCCAGCCAAGGCGGTCGAGCGCCTCGTCGGTTTCGGCGATTTCCTTGACGTCCTCTTCTTCGGCGACCTGGCGCATGACGCGCGGCGCGGCGACGTCGGGACCGTAATTCAGATCGGTCCACCAGCGCGCGACCTCGGCAAAGCTGTCGGACAACAGATCGGCGTCGGATTTCACCACTTCGAGCTTTACGTCGGAATGGACCTCGGCCTGGCTGCGGCTCGATCCATTGTCCGTCGTCATGGTCTGCGACAGGATGATCTTCGCGATCGCGCCGTCCATGTAGCGGACCATCGTGCCATAATCGGCGGTGCCCGATCGCGCGGCCTCCAGCAGCTCGACGACCATTCCCTCGGGGATCGTAATCCCGCTGTCGGTCGAAAGGGCCTGGAGCGCCTCCAGCAGCTTCTCCTGGTCGGATTTGGGCGTGCCGGGACGATATTTGCCGACGGCGGTCGGCGATCCGAACTTGTCGAGGAAGATATTCCAGAAGCGGATGCCGTTGCGCTTGAACAGCGTGGGCCAATAGAGCCATTCGGCCAGGCCGCGGCCATAGGGTTCGTCATCGTTGGTCCCGCCGACGCGGAAGAACCAGAATTTGCGGTCGGGCAGGATTTCGCCAAGCCCGCCGACCGAGGTCAGCAGGCGGAGGCGGCCCTGGACGTCGAAGCGGAAGCGGCGGGCATGCCGGACCTTGATCTGGGCGATGTCGATCAGCCCGTCGCGGACTTCCCACATGATTTCGGCGACGGCGGGGCCATAGAAGACGGCCCACAGCATCTTGCCGGTAATCCGGTCCCAGCCGACACGGTCGATCGTGTTGCTGAATTTCTCGCCCGCCTCGACCGAGCGCGGGTCCTCTTCGTCGCCGGCAACGACGTCCCAGGTCCGCGCGACGACGGCGCCGCGGCGCTGTTGCAGGGTCGAGAAAACCTGATCGTCGAGCAGGATGCGATCATAGATGCCCCAGTCGACCGAGCCGGCAAGGCGCGGGTCCTTCGGTTCGCGCAGGCCGATGATGAATGGCTGAGTTATGTCGCGGCCGTCGGCCGTCGTCGCGATCTCGCCCGCCAGTTCGGGGGGCAGCTTCGTCTTGGCGGCGCGCGCGCGCTCGCCCTTAGGCGCGGTCATAGCCCGAAACCTCCATCGGATTTGCGCGCGACGGTGCCGAAGCCGCGCGAGGTGAATTCAAAGTTGCCCGCCGTGCTGGACCGGTTGCCCGAGCTGAGGAATTCGATGTCGCCGGGGTCCTCGTTCGCGGCGGCGACGAGGTGCATGTCGGCGATCGCGTTGTCACCGTGGCGCCGGACGGTCTTGCCATCTTCCTTGCTGCGCTGCGGCCCGTCGGGGATTTTGGGGACGCCGCGGACCATCTTGATCATCCGCAAGTCGTCCAGCTCGCCCTCGTCGAACGGGAGGAGGATCATGCGATCCTCGACGGCCGCCTTGAGCAGCGGCATGTACTGAAGATAGGTCCGGTCGGACGCCATCACGGCCTCGATCACGTCGAAGCCCCAGCGCTGCTGCATCTTTTCCGCCATCGCCGAGCCGTTGCCGCGCCCGTCCATCTTGCCGCGCGCAAAATGGGGCACGCGCGCGATCAGCCAGTCCAGGATGAATTCCTGGTCGGAGAAGGGCACGTTGCGCATTTCGAGCGTCAGGCGGCAGACGAGCCGCATAAATTCGTCGTACTGCCCGAACTTCACCGGCGAGACGTCGCCGCTGCGCGCGAAATCCTGTCCCATGAAGGTCCGGCGCGTCGGATCGAAATTGGCGAGCCAGGGCTTTACCTCGTCCTCAAGGAAATCGAGCAACCAGGCGCGGCGGCGATCGTCGTCCCAGCGCTCGAAGCCGTCGGGGCAGCGAAGGCGGACGACGGGCAAGTCCTTCGACATCGCCTCCAGGATCGTGGCGCGCGCGAGATAGGTGCCGGTGCCGCGCGACGGGATGACGTCCAGTTCCTCGCTGGCGGCATCGCCGTAGGTCTTGCGGATATTCGCTTCCCAGGCCTGTTCGGCCTCCAGCGACCATTCCTTGCCCTGGACGAGGCAGATGCGCTTGTAGAGGCCCGCCGCGATCGCATCCTTGAGCGTGATGCGGTGAACATGGCCCGCGCGCTTGCCGGCGCGGATTTCCTCGATCATCGTATTGAAGAAATTGTCGGTGCCATCGTGCGTGGAGATTACGATGACGCGGCCGCCCCACATCAACGCCGCCAGGATCGCCTTGATCAGCTCTTCCAGATTGTCGTGAAAGGCCGCTTCATCAATGATGAATATGCCTTGCTTACCGCGCACCGATCGCGGGCTTGACGGAAGTGCGACGACAGCCTTGCCGGACGGGAAGTCGATGCGGAAGGCCTTCACTGACTTGCCGGCATCGCCCCGGATCAGGAAGCCTCCCTCTTCCTCCTGGACCACGCCGCGGTAGTCACCTTCGTCAACGTCGAGCAGCACGCGACCAGCGACATCGAGATGGCTGCCATCCTCACGCCGGACGACGAGGCCGGTGTTGCTCTCCGGAAGCGACACGCGGACACCTTCGAAGGCTTTGGCGAAATCGGCGCAATAGCCGATGAATTCGCGCGCCATGTCGAGGTTGTAGCCGACATAGTAGACGTTCTGGGCGCCCTCGCCCGCAGCGGCAGCTAGATCGGCGAACGGCGCGAACGCATAGGACAGGCCGATGCGGCGCGATTTCTCGACGACCAGGAGCTGGTGTTCCTCGGCAAGCTCAATGCTTTCCTGCTGATAGGGCAGCAGAACGGTCGGCGCCGCCGACTCCTGTCCGGACATCAACGGCGACATTGGCGCATCCCCTTCCGTCGACGGGTATGGGGCAGGCAGCGGGCGGCCTTGCTGGCGTCGAACCAGACGACGTTTCCGGTGATGATGCGGTCGATCAGCTCGCGCCCGGCGCGCTTGCCGGAGACGCCGTCGAAGGTGACGAGGTCGATGTTGGGCAACGCATAGCCCGTCACCCGGGGGCGCAGATGGTTCGAAATCCGCATCGTCCAGATGCGACCGGTCGCATCGGACATGGTGAGATAGAGGCTGGCGGAAAAGCGGGCTCGGCTGCGTTCCAGCTTCCCGATCGTCATTCCGCGCGAAATCGCATAGTCGCGGATCGCGCCGGCCAGCTTGACGGGAACGGGCGCGGTCGCGTCGCCATCGGCGGGGCGTTCCCCGACGACACGGAGCAGCGGCCGCGGCTCTCCCGGCACCGGCTTCACTTCGCCTTTTCCTTCAGGCCAAGGATTTGACGGCGAATGACATCGATCTGCGCATCGCCGACGCCGGCTTCCTTCGCGGCGGCGGCAGCCGCATCGGCCGCAAGGCTGCGCTCGCTGGCGCGGATTTCGTCGGCGTATGCGCGCTTGTCGCGCATGGCCTTGATCACGCCATTCAGCGAGCGGACCAGCTTGGCGATGCGATCGGGGCTGGCGGCCGCTTCATCGTCGCCCATCGCGTCCATCGCGCGCAGCACTTCGGATTGGGCGCGGTGGATCGCGATATCGACGAGGCCGGTGTCGACGCCCTCTGGCAAATGTTTGTGCATCGCCTGCCGGACGGCGCGATCGCGGATGATGGTTTCGACCATTGGGCGATAGCGATTGGCGTAGCGGCCGACGGCCGAGCGCGAGACGCCATATTCGGCGACGGCTTCGTGGATGTCGTCGATCGTATGTTCGCCCTCGGCGATCAGCTTTTCGACGGCGGCCTGCAGCGCGGGGTTTTTCTCGATCGACGAGCGGGGAGCCATGTCACTCCCCCGTCTTGTGCTGATAGACCCCGTCGTAACGCATGGTGCCCGCGGCGACGGCACGCCCGGCCTTGGTCGACGAGACGACCACGTAGGCGGGATATTCCTGGAGCTTGAGCAGGCCCTGGGCGCCGAGCCAGTTGAACTCCTCGACGACATCCGGGCCGCCGACGCGGTGCCCCAGTTCGTTGAGCAGGATCGTCACGTCCTCGTCGTTGACCTCGCCGCCGACGTCCAGGACCACGTCCAGAATGGCGCGGCGGATGACCGGGCGGATTTTGTCGTGCAGCATCAGCGCCCGCCCTGCGGAAGGGCAAGTGCCTGTATCCACTGGCTTTGGGTATGTAGCTGCCGCCCGACCCCCTCGATGCCGCCTTCGACGCGGCTAAGACGCGCTATCGCATCCGATAGCTGGGCATTCAGTTGGGCGCGGGTCGGCTCGCTCTCGATATCGTTGCGAAGCTCTTTCAGCTCCACTTCGAAGATGCCGACCTTGGATTTTAGTTCACCGATATCGTTGACCGCCTTGTTGAACGCGGCCAGTTCCGGGAACTTGGTGCGGAGCCAGAGGAGGCCGACGGCCAGCAAAACCGGCATCGCAAAAACCGCGAGCGGCCAAAAGACCATGAGCTTGGTCAGAAAATCACCCATGAAAACCCCAATGCAGATGCAAAGAGCGGCGCCTGGAAGGCGCCGCGCGCGGGGTCACAATGTCAGGGGGTTAGCTGGGTCGGCCCCACCCGCTAGCGGGCGGGGATTTCCGGAAGGGACCAGAATGGACCAGCGCAATCTAGCCGGCGACGGGGCGTTACGCTAGCCTAAGGCCAGTGTGGGCAGCTAGATCGCTGTGGTGGGAGATTTCAACATGTTTGACGGCGCGCGTGTCAAGGTCGAGCGTGCAAACAAGCACATCGACGAGTTCGAAAAGGGCCTCCAGGCATTTTTGGACAGCCGACCATACGCTATCCCAATCGATGGTCGCCGCGAGATGTCCTACTCCTTTGTCATGACACGTCGCATTCCGCTCGACGTAATGGCAGTTGCGGGCGATGCCATCCACAATCTTCGGGCTGCTCTGGATCACTGCATATGGGCCCTTTGGACAAACGATACGGCGCCTGACCTCCAGACAAATGATTGGACAAGGGCCCTATATTTTCCTTCCAGCGGAGTTGGGCAACAAGACTATGAAAACCAGATAAGCAGCATGGTTACCCGCGCTGGCGGGAGCGCAGACGCCGTTGCCTTGTTGCGGCGTCTGGCCTCGTATCCTGGGGGAACGCATCCCAATAGTCCGTTGTATCGGCTCAATCGCCTCGACATTGAGGACAAGCACCACATCTTCGTTCCGACCATGTATTCCGCCAAAATATCGGGGCTAATAGAAGTCACGAAGACTGAGGACGACCAAACGATCGTCGTGCCCTTGAGTGATCGAACGGTCATGTTGGAGCCGGATTACCCCACCTATAACGCGCTGTACCCAGCCGGGGCAAACTTCGTCGGTTCGTACTCCCAAAGCCCATACTCTCCGAAGCTCAATTTCAGCGAGGATCATAAAGTCTCGCTGGAGGTTCATTTTGCGAAGGATCAACCTTTTCCTGGCGTCCCGATTACGCGGTCGTTGCTCCTGCTTTCCGAAATAGTCGGCGATGTGATCCATCAGTTTGAGGTCATGATCGCAGCGCGACCCTAGTCGCTTGGCGATTGGTCAGGGACCGCGAACATGTCGAGCTGGCGAGGGTCGTAGCGCCGCCGCGCGAGCTTCGAGAGGTCGAGGGCGCGGGTTTCCTTGCCTTCGTCCGTTTTGTTCACAAGGTGGCTGATGTAATTGTGCGAGGTCCCCAGGATCGGGACGGCTTCGCCGATCGACATCTTGCCGTCGCGGATCGCGGCGATCACGCCCGCGCGGCGCGCTTCGTTCAACGCCGGGCGGCCGACGGGCACTTTCATTCGGTTCCCGCCGTAGATGCGCGACATGATCTTCGCGCCCTCCTCGCCGATGATCGCCGCCATGCGGTTACGCTCGGCGCTTTTCGGCACGTCGATCTGTTGTCCGCCCAGCGCGTCAATGACGAGCAAGGTCCGGAACGGGCCAAGGTGATCGGCCATCTCGCACATCTGCGCGGTCCATTTGCCAGTGACCACCGAATTCGCGGGGATCGGCAGGTCGGAGAGGGAGACGGGGCGGTCGAGCTTCATTGCGCCGCCGCTCCCGCCTTTGGGTATGCCGCCCATTCGGCGGCGTGGTCGGGGCACAGGTCTTTGCCTGGCGCCGGCTTGTGGGTGCAGCTCGCGCAGATCGGCGCGTCACAGGTGCCGGAGCGGCGCCCCTTGACCTTCCAATCGCAGAGAAGATCAGCGGGCTTGCCGCACCCGCGGCATTTACGCCGCGTTCGTCGCGTCGTGCAGACGAAACCGCGAGCGCCGTTGCCAAATTCGACAGGGTGGCACGTCATAGCCGCCCGGCCTTTCGGAGGACGTCGCGCGCGTGCGCCATCGAGCAATCCTCTTCGAGGTAATGCGCTTGGCAGAGCCCATTATGATCGCGCCAGCACGGATCATTGTCCTCGGCGGTCACAAGCCGCTCCAGCGCATCAAGCATTTGGGCGAACTCAACGGCGCCGACCGTCACATAGGTGCGTGGCTCCCAATGCAGCGGCTCGCCCTTTTTCCGGTTCTTGTTCTTGTCCAGTTCGGTGCCGCAGCGCTCGCAATAAATCGGCCCGTCGCCAATGTATGCGCGATGCGACAGCTCGCCTACGATTTGGCCGGTGAAAAGGCCGTGGCAGGGGTGATCGAACAGCGAGTGGCCGGTCGGGGCATGGCGCTTGTCACCGCTCATAGCCGTTGCTCCTTTGCGAGATGGGCGCGGTATTTCTTGCCGAGGAGGCGGATGCCTTCGTCCAGTTCGGCGGCGCTGAAGGACCACTGGTTCTTCGTCGGGCGGCCGACGGCGGTGCCGATCCAGTCGTACATCGCGAACTTGGCGACGAGGCCGGCGCCGTCGAGACGATCGCCGAGCAGCGACAGCACGGCGTGGCGATCGGCCTCGGCCTGGGTGAACGGCGACCCGGCGAAGGTGTTGCCCGCGGTGCGGGCGACACCGTCAACCTGTTCGGCCGACCACCACATCACGCCCTCGCGCTCTAGCCAGGACTTCAGCGCCTCGATCACCGATGCGGCCTTCACATGATCCAGGAAGTTGATGTGCTGGATATGTGTCTGGCGCTTTATGAAGGCGTTCAACGCGTCTTCATTCGGGCTGGCGGTCGCGCCGATCCAGTAGAGCGACCACCACAGCGCCTTGATCTTGCCCGCAACTGCGCGCTGCCCGCGCGGCGCATGCGACCCGCGATTGAAATGGTCGCGCAGCTTGCGCAGCTCGGCGACGGTCATGTCCCGCATCGACGGCTTTTCTATGACTCGGAACTGGACGGCTTGGCGCGTTTCGCTGTCGATGCCCTGCGATTTGCAGGCGGCCATGATGGCGCGGATCAACGCGGTGCGAGCATCGGCGGGCTTCGCCGCGCCGCGCGGTGCGGTGCGGGCGGTCATATGTCGTCTCCCCGATGCGTAAGGAGCAGCGGAGCTGCCGAACCGGCAACCTGGCGAGGCGAGCGCGCCCGAGGGGACGGCGCCGCGGCTCTCCGAGCGGCCGCGTCATTCGAGCGCTGTTCGCGTTCGATTTCGTCGAGCTGGTTCAACAGCGAGGCGAGCGCATATGGGTCACCCGTAACTAGCTCCAGCCGGATCAGGCTCGTTATCTTTTTGCTGCCGCTCGTCGTGCTGGCGGTAAATTTCTTCAGGCGGACTTCATTGGGGTCAAAATGGATCAGGCTCATGCGATCCTCCAGCAACGAACAACGCCGGCTTCGCGGTCGATCTGGGTTGAAAAGTCGTGGGCGCGACCGTCGCGGCGCTTCCACGCGGCGGCGGCGCACATAATGCGCTGCTGCGCCTTGAGCTGCCCGTTGTCGTAGCGATCGTCGTCGAGCGGGACGGCAAAGCTGTCGCCGACCTCCAGCTCGCCGAAGCGATAGCGAGCGCGGCCGGCGCTACGCGGCGGACGGGGCATCGGGATGCCCTTGTCGATCGCGATCGTCATGCCCGGTCCGCCTGGTTGCGACGGGCCAGCTCGGCGCGAAGTTCGGCGGTCGGCACGCGCGACAGACCGTGTTTGACCGGCTCAAGGCCGCGGTGCCTGCGGCTGCTCCGGCGCAGATGGCCCTGCGCGACCAGTGCATCGACGATGCGGGCAACGGACGACTTGCTCTTGTGGCCCAGGTGGTCGCGTATCTCGACATAGCTGGGCGCGAGCTTCGTCGCCTCTAGCCGCGCGCTGATGAAGTTCAGCACCTTCAATTGTAGGGGAGTCATCAAATCACCTCATATTCTGCGATGTCGAAGGGGAAGCCGCGGCGGCGCCAGTCGCACCCGCCCCGGCCATCGGCGGGCCAGCCGCGCGGCGCCCCCGGCACGTCTGCCGCGATCGAGCCGTCGGCCAGGCGCACGCGCACGCGCTTTCCCTGGGCTTCCTCGGGGCAATGGCCAGGGTTGGGTTTCACAGCGGCAGCTCCGGTTCGATCACGGGCGGAGCCACCTGTTGCCCGACGATCGCGCGGGCGATCGCCAGGACAAGGGTGACGAGCTGGCGAAACTCGGGGTCGGTTTCCATGCGGCGCTGCGCGTAGGCGTAGGCGTTGATCATGGAGCCGTGGTTGCGGCCGCCCATTGCGCGCGCGATCTCCGCCCACTTCTTTTCCATCACGTCGACGGCCGCGATCGTGAAGGCCGCACGCAGCCGGACGGCCCATCCCATCTTGCCAGGGGCGACGAGCTGTTCGGGCGTGATGCCACCGATAGCGGCCACCGCGTCGACGAGCTGGGGGAGCCAATGCTTGAACCGATCGGCGCGGATGATGACGACGTCGTTCAGTGGCGCAGCGAGCATAGCGCGTCCTCCAGCCGGGCCATCGCCGGCAGGGTGGTGCCGAGCGCGGGGAGATGATCGGCAAGGATGCCGCACAGTTCGTCGACCACGTCTTCGTGCAGGCGCGCGACCATGACGCGGTTCCCCCCGTCCTCCTGGATCGCAAAGCTGAGCTGGCCGTCCATGATGGTGATGCCCAGGCAGCCGCGATTGTCGCCGTGGAAAACCTCGGTCGCGATCGTGCTGGCCGGAACGGTGATAAAGCTGGTCACTGGATCACCGGGGCCGAACGGTCGGCGATTTGCTTGATGAAAAGCGCGACTTCGTCGGGCGTAGCTTCGTTCTCAAGGATTTCGGTCGGACCGCGACCCCAGCGCCCCGTCGGCGCGGCCGCAACCGATGCCATGCCATAGTTGCACAGGTCCTTCGCCTCCATGCGAAGGACGATCGACAAAGCCCAGCCGTTGGCGAAGTTGAGCCGCAACCGCGGCGACATCGTCTCCGGACAGAGATCGGCTTCAAATTGCTTGTGCATGGGATTTTACCTCCGGTTGACCAGCGATTTCAGAAAGGAAGGAAAGGACGCCATCGGCATCGAGCGGTTCGCCGCTGACGACGTTGAGGCCGCCCGCGCGCGGGCGCTCCTCATGCGAGGCCCAGGCCGAACAGAGCGACAGGCCGTCGTGGCGGGGCCAGAGCGCGGCCGACCATCCGTTCGCGAACGTCAGGTGGATGCGGTCGGCGCCGCGGGCGGAACATTCGACCACGATCATGACCGCGCCTCCGCGATCGCGGGCGTGGGGGCGTCGACGATTTCGGGGGCTGGCTCTTTCGGCGCGGCGCGGTCGATGAAGAATTCGTCGCCCTGGCTCACGGTGAAGCCCGCCTCTATAACCCGCTCGACGACGGGGCCGACCGCCGTGGCGTTGCCGAGCAAGGCGACGATCGCGTCCTCGTCGATGCCCAGAACCTTGACGATGGCCTTTTTGTCCATCTCGGTTGTGAAGCGCAGCAGGGCCTTGGCGCCGGGGAAGTCGGCGACGATCGCCTCGATCAGCGGCACCGCGTCGGCGTCCTTCCGGATGCCCTTCGGGTTCTTCAGCTTGCCGGGCGTCATGCGATGGCCCAACTTTGCGCCGGCCAGCTCGATCGACTTGTTGCCCTTCGCCAGTTCGGCGCCGCCCACAGCCCACCAGGCGCGAAGCTGGAGGAATATGTCCTTCAGCTCCGTTTCAAGGGGCTGGATGGCTTTGTCGCGCGTCGCCTGGATATCGGCAATCGAGACGTCGGCGTCTGCGGCCGTCTTGGCGATCGAATGATCGAGAACAAGGTAGCGGTGGATCAGCGCTACCGCCTCGGCCGGTGTGGAGGGTGCGGCTTGCGGTGTGCTTTTGCGGCGTCCCATAGTGGTCCTTTCAGATGAGCGGGGCGAAGATGATGGCGGCGGCGAGCAGGGCGCCCGCCGCGACGAGGGTGGCGGCGATCGCGGCGCGCGAGGCGAGCGAGGGCGGCGGGGGCGCGATCATGGCGCCACCGCCATCACGCCCCAGACGAGCGCCCAGATCAGCGGGAACAGCCAGAGGACCGGCAGGGCGCCGCGCCACTGGGCTGCGCGTTCGGGGGTGCCGGGGCGCGTCACAGCACGTCCTCCGCGTCGTCCAGGTGCGCGTCGGTGTTGTTCGGGCACGTCGGACAGGTGCGGCGGTATTGATGGTGGACCGAATTGGTCGGCGGCGTGGACCGGCGCCGGTTCTGCATGCAGCTCGACAACGGGATCAGGCCCCACAGCGGGCAGTCGACGTCTTCGCTGCCCCAGGCCGCACGAACCAGCATCTCGGCCTCGCCGAGGTCGCCGGGATAGCGGTTGTTGAGGATGCGGCTGACGTAGCCGCTGGACTTGCCGATCCGTTCGCCGGCATCGCGCTGGCTGGTCGCGTCGCAGGCGGCCGCGAGCAACTGGACCCAGCGGGGTATGTCGGTGCCCCAGCCGAGCCGGGCGCGTTCGACGTTCGACGTCTCGTTAACCTTAACAGACATGGTTAACCTACCCCCCCGCCTGAGAGGGCGTCGCTGGAGCTGTCCTGGCGCCGGTCGCGGCGCGACCTCGACAGGATCGGCAAGTCGATGATCGCGCCGCTGGCGGGTTCGACGATGCGGGTGACGGGGCCGTCCGGCCCAATGTGGCGGCCATAGGTCGGCGCGACCGATCCCCAGCGGCGCGCGGCGGCTGTGGTCCACCCCGAGGCCGACCGGCGCAGCCAGCCGGCCCGCTCCAGGATGCGGAGCATTTCGAGGGTCGCAGCGCGCGGCGCCTCGGCCGCCATCATCAGCGTCGGCAGATCGAAGTTGCGCAGCACCTTCATCGCCGACCAAAGCCGCTGGCGCTGGGTAGGCTTTGGGAAAGGAATGGCCCGAGGCGCGGGCGGAGGAGGAGGCGAACGCAAAGCCAGATAATCCCTCGATAAAAGGTAGCGGAAGGGGTGACCGGCAGCAGTCACCAGCCCGCGCGCGATCCAGTCGTCGAGCAGGGCGTCGAAATGGCGGAAGGTCTCGCCGCGGCTGGGAAAGGCGCCCTCGCAATGCTCGATCGCGCGGGCCAACAGATAAGCGCCCTCGATCGCGCCGCGCGCGACGCGCAGCTCGCTCCACAGCGCTTCGGCGGGGTCCTGTAGGCGGCGGCGCGCCGCCCACTGTTGCGGAGGCCAGATGCGGGGAAGGAGAAGGGCCGTCATACGCCCGCCGCCTCGTCGATGAAGAAGGACCCGGTCTTGCCCTGAATTCCGACCATCGGAACAATCCGGTCGAGCAGGTAGCAGCCTGCCAGTCCCTCAACCCAAATTACGGCGGAGTGCCCTGAAAGCACTTGAGCTTGCGAACGGGTGCGGGTGATGAAGCCCTCGCCATTGTCCTTCCGGACGGTGACGAGCTGGCCGACCTCGTAATCCGCGTTGAAGCGGTCGCACTGCTGCTGCAGCGCCTGGCCCCCGCTCATGCGCCGAAGCTCCGGCGCGTGGCGACCTCGCCATCGAGGACGGGACGGCGGCCCCACCAAGCACGGTCGACCTTGTCGAGGCCCGCCGTGGCGGCCTCGCGGGCGGCGCCGCGCAGATTGATGACGATACGGCGGGTGACGCCGTGGCACCGCTCCGCAAGATACATCGTGAGGTCGTCGGCGATCAGGTCCTTGAACCCGTAGTGATCGCGCAGCAGCAGCGCGTCATCGATCGACGCGGGCTGAGCCGGGGTCGCGACCAGGATGCGGTTGTCGAACCGCTCCCATTCCTTCAGCTTCGACGGCAGTGCCTCTTCGCCGATCAGCAGGATACCGATGCGCGTCGCGTCGTGGATGTCGCGGATGACGTCGACCATCTGCTTTTTGACGAGATAATCGGTTTCGTCGAGGATCAGCGGCCGCGGCGCGCGGTTCAATTCGTCGATGATCTGGCGGAGCAGCCGCGGCGCGGTCCGCTCAAGCCGGACGATGCCCAATTCTTCGGCAATCGCCTCCAACAGCGCGCGCACCGTCCAGAGGCTCTTCGCCTCGACATAGGCGGCGCCCGAGCGGGCGGCCGCGAAGGCGGCGGCGACGGTCTTGCCGAAGCCAGAGTCGCCATAGAACAGGCCGAAGCGCGGGCTGCCGTCGCCGACCTCGGTGCAGTCGACCAAGGTCTGCATGCACAAGGTCATGTTGGTGAGCGGGGCCATTCCGCTCCGGGCCACCGCGATCGGTGACGATCGGGTCAATAGGTCGGTCATAAGCAGTCTCCTTTCAGGCTGATGTCGATTGGCTGGCGGGCGCGAGATGATCGGTGACCATCTTCTGCGCGCGGTATTCGCTGGTGGTCGCGTAGAGCTGGGCGCGGCGCAGCTCGTCCTGGTCGACCTGCTGGCCGGTCTCGGCCGCAGCGAGGACGGCGTCGGCCTCGCGCACCTTTTGTGCGGGCGTCTTCGTCATGGTGATGATCTGCGCACTGGCGGCGCGGCCGCGCTTCCTGGGCTGGGGGACCGACGATCCGGCACCCTCGCTCAACGTGTCCATCGCCGGGGTCGAGTGCGGCTGGGTCGGCGGGGGGAGATGGACGAGCTTGCCAGCTTCCTCCGCCGTGCGGCGCAGCAGGCTGTCACGCGCCTTTTCGAAGGTGTAACCCTTGGTCCGTTCGCGGAGGTCGGCTTTCTGATCGCGCACCCATTTCGCCTGTTGCGCGCGCGCCTCGGCCGCGAACTCGGCCTGGGACAGGCCGGAGCGTTCATGGTTGACCGCGACGTCGATGAACTGCCCCTCGGGCGAGAAGGCGAGCAGTTCGCCCAGTTCGTCCTCGACGCGCCGAACCATGACCTGGCGCCCGATCCAGCCGACGAGGCCCGACGCCCAGTAGCGCCCGCCTTCCCACTGGATACCGCGCTTGCCTACGGTGCGCGGCCCGACGAGAGCGGAGAGCGCCATGCGGAGGAGGTCGGCGCTCGGCGCGGCACGCGCGGCGACCGGTGAAGATTGCCATTTGCGCATCGGCGACATGCGCAGCTCGCTATGTTCGCGTATGTGATAGTCGCCATCGACCCAGGCATCGAGCGCGCCCTGCAGCTCGGCCGCCGACATGCTGGCCTCGATCATGGCGCGGCCCGTTTGCTTGCGGGCGCGGGCGCGCAGTTTCTGCGCCTGGGCGACGTTGTGGCCGATGAAGCCGTCGAGCAGCTCGGTAAGGTCGCGGGTCATCGTGCCGAAGACGCGTTCGACGTGCGGCTTTTTCTCCGGCGATCCGGGCGGGCACGGCCAATGGTCGATGCCCAGCAGATCGAGCGCCGAAACGATCGACCCGTTGATGAAGCCCGAACCCTGGTCGGTCATGACCGTCTCGGGCATCACGCCCCATTTTGTAATCGCGGTGATCAGCAGGCGGCGAACCGACTGCGCGCTTTCAGACTCGCACACCATGAACAGCACGCGGCGCGACCAGCGGTCGATCAGGCCCAGCACGGCCTTGCGCCCGTCGGTCGTCATCACGTCGGCGGGGGTGGTGTCGATTTCCCAAATCTGGTGCGCGCGGTCGGTGTTGCCATCGGCGCGGCCCAGGGCCAGGCGATACTTGCCCTTGTAGGCGTCGGGGTCGCGGATCGACGCGATGACGACCTTACGCTCATCCTCCAGGCGCGCGATGAAGCGCTGCAGCGACCGCTTCGACGGAAGGTGCAGGAAATCCTGCCGCAGCAGCTTCAGTACGGCGGGCGCCGAGAGGTTGCGCTGCGTTATGTACATTTCGACAACGGCGGCGACGTCGGGATTGAGCGTGAAGAAGTCGGAACCCTTGGGCCGCCCGACCGGTGCGGCGCCGACCTCGTCCAGGCGCCGCTCGCGCAGCGCGGCCTGGGCATCGGCGGGGAGATCGGTCACGCGGTAGAGGCGGCCGCCGCCGCGCCCGACGCGGTCGATGAAGGTCCAGCCCTCGCGATCGGCACGGCGGATCATCGCGCTCTTGCTGGCCGGAAGCCCCGGCAACGCCGCATCGGCCAGCTCCTGGGCCGACGCGAAGCCGGGCAGATTGGCGGCGACTGCGTCGTTTTGAGACGAACCGTTATGAGAACGTATAGGGGACGTTGGCGCGGCCCGCTCGTTGTGATAGGCGCTGCTCATGCGGGCACCTGCGAGGCTGCAGGCGTCGCCCGATAGCGAATGCGCTTACCTTTGTCGTTGTACCTGGAGGGCCAGATTTGATGCGGTTTCAAGCCGATAAAATCAGCGATCAGTTGGTCGATGCGCTCCGACGAACGCCGGTCAAGCGCCGCGCTAATAGCTTGCTTCGAAACCTCGGCATTGGCCGCCAGTTCCGCGAGGGTTGTTCCCTTTTTGCGGATTGCTGCCTTGATGTCCTCGGGATGCATATCTTGTCGCACAGGTCATATTCCGGTCGTTTGCCTGTGACCGGTATATGACCGGGTAAATGGACCGGTCAATCAAAAAATGAGAAAACGCGACAGTTGGTGGACGATGGCGCATGCCAACGCGCTCAAGCTGGCGATCGCTCGCCACGGAACGCAGGCACAACTGCTTGAAAAAATAGACCTTACCCGTTCGTCCCTGATCGAAATTCTGGCTGCGCGCTCGACGCCGAAGCGCGAAACCTTGGATCAGATTTGCGCGGCGATCGGCATCGACGTGGATGATCTTCTGGCAATTCCGACCGAGGAGATTGAAGATACCGTCTCCGCGCCAGACGAGATGCCTCCAATCCCAGGCGCCGTCCTGATCCAGGAGATCAGCCTTGCCTATGGTCTGGGCGCGACCTTTGTCGACGGCATGGAGATCGCTGAGACAGCCCGTTATTTCCCCGCCGATTGGGTCAGGCGTTATACCTCATCGCCTCCCAGCCAACTTCGCTTCGCGCCCGGCAAGGGTAATTCTATGTCGCCCACGATCGACGATGGCGACATCATGCTGGTCGATCTGGCGGAAACGAGTCCATCGTTCGCGGACCTGATTTGGGTGTGCGCGATCGGCGAGATGGGCATGGTCAAGCGGCTCGCAACCCGCGCCGACGGAACGATTGTGATCAAGAGCGACAATCCAAGCGTCCGCGACGATTACGCGGCCGACGGCGAGATCCATATTGTCGGCCGCGTGGTCGCGGTGATCAAGCGAACATGAGCTTTAGGAGCTGTTCAATGGGCAATTATCGCTTGGCAATGTGCCTGGCAGCGATCTTCGCGGCGACGCCTGCGCTCGCGGCGCCGGTCTATTTGAAATGCGAGATCAGGCAGGAAACAGGGCTATGGCCCGTCGAGTTCATGCTTGATGAAGAGATTCCGCGGGTGGCGATCATCATACCGCGGACGGGGCATGTGGATCAGGTAAGAGGCACGTTTCTTGCCGATCGCGTGATCGCTTCGAACGATGTGTCGCAATACGAAATCAACCGGGTTGACCTCACGGTGATCCGAACGATGCCGATGTTGAAATCGGTCGATAAGGGCCTTTGCAAGGTGGAGCAGCTCCCTAAGCGAGCATTCTAGCATATGGTCCGGCGCAAGGGCGAGCGGCCGATCGTCAAGGCGGTGCGCCCCTACACGTTCGATCACCCCGTCGCGCAGTCGATCCGACATGGCAGTCGATGGTTCGACGCCTGGGTCGCGCAGATGGGCACGCCCTATGCCGTGCTGACCAAAAAGACGAAGATCGACCAAGCGCGATTGTTCGAATTATCGCACGGCGCGGCACCGACGCGCGCAGAGATCGAGGCGCTGGCGCCCCTGTGGTTCGTCACTCCAGACGATCTGGCGCTGTCAGCCGGCGCGTAATTCTAGAAATAGGGTTCGGCGGGAGCGCAGTAATCCGTCCACAGGCCATTAAACAGCGCCTTATTCTGGACCAGTATCATCTGCGCGCTGGCCGTCGTCGTAATTGTGTCGTCCGACCATTCCGTCTGACCATGCTTGCTATGTCGGTCGTAGAAAAACCGATGGGCCGTGCCATCCGGCGTGGGGGCCATTCGGCCGCACATCAGGGGATTGTCACGATCGCCCACGTACCAGAGCTTCGCGACTTCGGTCGGGTGACCGTCCTGATGGAAATATTCCCGCACGATCGCTTCGTCCTGCGCGTCGACCGAGATCGGGCTGCAGCCCGCAAGTGCGGTCGCGGCCGCGATGCTCCAGGCGGTTAGGTGCTTCCATCCCATGCGACGGGAATAGGCGGCAAAGTCGCCGCTGTCGATCAGTGGCCGAAATAAGGCCCGTAGAGCGCACTGCCCTCTGCGCGGGCAATTCCGGTCATCCGGGGCTGTCGACCCCCTTGGGCATCGTGCCCAAGGGAAATTTGGGGCGGTTCGAATTGAACCCGCGACCCCGATTGTCAATTACATGACCGCCTCCATCGTTTCGCTGCTCTTGCCAGCGCGGCAAATGTCCGTCTAAGCGTGGTCGTCCCCAGGCATTTCAGGCACCACCCGCCAGCGGGGAGGAAATCCGCCGCGGGCTGAAGCCTAAGCCAGCGGCATGACGAACGCCGCCGCCACCGATAACGATCTGAAGCCGATCCGGATTTTCCGGAAAGGCACCTTTACGTCCGTCGAGGGCGAGGAGTTGACGTTCGGCGAGGGCGAGCTGGCCGATATCGTGTCGAGCTATGACGGCTCCGCCGATCCGGCGCCGCTGGTCGTCGGCCATCCGAAGCTGGATCATCCGGCCTATGGCTGGGTCGACCGGCTGGCGGTCGTCGACGGCGAGGTCTTTGCCTATCCCGACCCCGCACTGACCGAGCCGGCGTTCGCCGAGATGGTCAACGCCGGTCGATACCGGAAGATTTCCGCATCCTTTTATTCGCCCAAGGGCGCGAACAACCCGCGCCCCGGCAAATATTACCTCCGGCATGTCGGCTTCCTCGGCGCGCATCCGCCCTCGGTCAAGAACCTGGGGACGGTCAGCCTGGGCGAAGCGGACGCCGGCCCCTTCATCACTTTTGAGCAGGAGACAGACATGTCGGGCACCGACCCCAAGGAACAGGAGGCGAGCTTCGCCGAGCGCGAGACCAAGGTCGCCGAGCGCGAAGCCGCCGTGAAGGCGCGCGAAGATGCGGCGGCCGAGGCGGCCGACAAGGTCGCGCATGACGCGAACGTCAGCTTCGCCGAGGGGCTGGTCGCCAAGGCCAAGTTGCACCCCAAGGGCAAGGATTTGCTGATCGGCGTCCTGGACGGCCTGGGCGCGACCGACACGGTCAGCTTTGGCGAGGCGGGCGAGCTGACGCCGCGCGCCGCGCTGGTCAAGCTGTTCGACGATGCGCATCCGCTCGTCAGCCTGGGCGAGTCCGCCAAGGACGACGGCAAGGCGATCGGCGAAGAGGACCCCGCCGCGATAGCCGCGGCGGCCACGTCCTTCGCGGAGAGCCAAGCCAAGGCAGGCCGCCCGATCTCGATGGCCCGCGCCGTCGCTCACGTCAAAAACCAGGCCAAGAAGGGAGCTTAACGACTATGGCTGGCCTCAGCACCACTCTCACCAAGAATTTCAAGGCCGAGGCTGCGGTCCCGCGCCGCCGCATCGTCAAATTCGGCGCCGCGGACAACGTCGTGGTCGTTGGCGCCGCGTCGACCGATAAGGTCTTCGGCATTTCGTCGGAGATCGATGCGGCGCTCGGCGAGCCTTGCGATGTTCACCTGAGCGGCATTCCCGAGGTGGAATATGGCGGCCCCGTAACCCGCGGCGATTACCTGACGTCCGATGGTGTCGGGCGCGCCGTCGCGGCGGCGCCGGGTGCTGGCGTCAATGCCAGCATCATCGGGCAGGCGATGACGTCGGGCGTCCTGGGGGACGTCGGCGTCTGCTTCATGTCCCCCGGCCGCATCCAGGGCTGATCGGGTCCGGCGCTTCGTCGCCGGCCCACCCTAATCCATCTCAATCCGAGGAGCGAATATGTCTCTGTCCGCCTACCCCATCGATCCGCACCTGACTGCGATCGCCATCGCTTACAAGAACGAGGACTATATCGCCGACGACGTTGCGCCGCGCGTGCGCGTCGGAAAGCAGAAGTTCACCTTCCTGCAGTATGCGTCCGACCAGTTCTTCAACATCCCCGACACCCGCGTCGGCCGCCGTTCGAAGCCGAACGAGGTCAACCTGGAAGCGAGCGAGGTCACCGACTCGACGGAAGATTTCGCGCTCGACGGCGGTGTGCCGAAGGCCGACATGGACAACGCCGACGAGCGTTACGATCCGCTGGGCGACGAGGTCGAGTTCCTGCAGGAGCTGATCGCCCTCGATCGCGAAAGCCGTGTCGCAGGCTACGTCTTCAACAACGCCACCTACAACGCGGGTCTTCGCGAAACGCTGGCGGGAACGTCGCAGTTCAGCGACTATGTCAACAGCTCGCCGATCAAGAAGATCCGCACCGCGCTCGATATGCCGCTCGTCAGGCCGAACCAGATGACGTTTGGTCAGGAAGGTTGGACGAGCTTCAGCAGCCATCCCGAAATCGTGGAAGCCGTTCTCGGCACGGCTGCCAAGAAGGGCATCGTTTCGCGCGAGGCTGTGGCCAATCTGTTCGAGGTCAAAGAGGTCCTCGTCGGCGCCGCACGCGCGAACTCTGTCAAGCGCGGTCAGGCTCCGGCCCTGACTCGCCTGTGGGGCAAGCATCTGGCGCTGACGCACAAGGCGAAAGTGCCCCAGGCTAAGGGTGCGCTGCAGTTTCTGGCTTCCTTCGAATTCGGCGACCGCATCGGCGCCCAGTGGGAAGACAAGAATATGGGCATGCGCGGCGGCACCGCATGCCGAACCGGGGAAAGCCTGCGCGAACGCATCGTCGCGGCCGACGCCGGCTACTTCTTCCAGAACGCCTTCGCCTGATTGGTAGCGGCCCCTCGCGGGCCGCCCCCAGGACCGAATGTCAGACACATCGGGGCGCCGGCCAGTTGGCGCGGCGCCCCCTTCCTTTTTCCCGATCATGGAGAATTTCGATGGGCAGCTACCCCGTACTTGAACGCCTGGATCATGATGGCAAAGCCTATGGCCCTGGCGACACCGTCACGATCGACGACGAAGATATCGCGTACGATCTGCAGATTGTACGCGCGATCGGACGCGAAGGCGATCCGGTTATCGCCACGGTCGACGGGCAGCCGATCGGCGTCATCACCGAATTGACCGCCACCCTGGCTGACGGGCAGTTCCTGGTTCTTGATCGCCTGGACCATGACGGTGAAGCCTATGCACCCGGCGATATCGTGACGATCACGGACGCGATCGCCGCGGGCGAACTGGAGCTGGCCGGCGTGATCGGGCGGGTTGAGGCGGTCGGCGGCGCTGATACCGACGACGGCGAACCTGCGGAGGCCAGGTCAGGCCCACCGCCCGCCGCGCCCAGCATTGCCGAGGACAAGCCCGCTGCCGAGCGCGAGCCGGCGCCGTCCGAGGCCGCTGCAACAGCAAGCGCTCCGGCAGGTAATGCCGATGCCGCAGACGCCAGAAACGATGCGGGCGCCGCGGCTCCCGCTGATGCAGTGGTCGCCGAACCGGGCGCGGCCGTGACGGCTCCGGCCGCCGCAACGATTGCCGAGCAGGGCGCAGGCGCCACGGCGCCGGCCGCCGCTGCTCCCGCGACGGCTCCGGCCGAAGCGGCGCCAGGCGCCAGCGCTCCCGCCAAGGCTGCTGCGCCCAGGAAACCGAGGGCGGCGTCGAAGCCCATCGCGACCAAGCTCTGATTGTGGCCGCGCTGATCTCCAACATCGGCGGCGTGGTGATGCTCGTCGGCGTGATCCTGATGGCCTTGCCGGTCATCCGGGTTGCGCCGTGGGGCTATACCCCGCTGTTCGAAGCCGGCCTCGCGATCTTTCTGTTCGGCCTGGTCGTCACGCTGCTGGGCGCGATCGGCTGGCTGATCGGCATCGCCTTTGCCGGGACCCTGCTCAACTATCCGCTGACGGGAGCCTGATTTGATCCAGCTCGCCTATCTCTATGCCGGCATATCCTTCGCCCTGGCGATGATCGTCGCGATCGGCGTCATCATCGCACCGCGCGGTCAGCGCCTGGAGCTGGCGGTGTGGGGGGCGATCGGGTCGACCTGCTGGTTCGTCCTGTTTCTTGCCGTCCTGGTCGAGAAGCTGATCGAGGCCGGAATGCGGTTTGCAGACCGGTTTTTCCGCCCATGAAACTGATTGTCAAACAGCCTTCAGAGACCAAGCGCCTGCCGATGGAGTTCGGCGGGATCGCGACGATCAGCGCGCTAGTCGGCATCGACGTCACTCCGCGCGGCCTGGTGTCGGGTGCGCTGCCGCTCGATGCCGAGGCGGCGCTGTTCGCGGGTGCGCTGACGCTGGTCGTCGAGGGCGGCAGCGATGGCGAACGCTATCTGGTCACCGTGACGGTCGACGATGCGACGGGCAGCCGCGCCGAGGAAGAGGTCGAGGTCGCGGTTTTGAACCTGACCTGGGCGATGCCGAACGGCGGCGCCCCGATGCTGTCGATCGAAGAATTCGTCGAACGCTTTGGCCTGGACGAGGCGGTGCGGATGACGGACGTGCGCGGCGACGGCCGCATCGGCAAGGATTTGCTGGTCGGCGCGCTGACCGCCGCCCAGGCGATCGTCGAGACGTCGCTGTCGGGCCGATACTCGCTGCCGCTGACCGACGTGCCCCAGATCGTCAAGGTGTGGATCGGCGATATCGCCCGCGCCCGCCTTTACCTGGGCGGCGCGCCCGACGGGGTCGATGGCTCGGCGAAAGCCGCGATGCGCGCCCTGGAGCGTGTCGAGGACGGCAAGTCGGCGCTGCCCGGCCTGCCCGCCGCCACGGCGCCGGCCGAGGGCGGCACCGTGTCGTTTCATTCGGGCGGGCGCCGATACGCCAACGGCCTAGGCGATTATTGATGAGCGGCGGCGACATCGTCGTCATCGACGCGCTGACGCCCACGCTGCGCCGGCTGCGCGCCGCCGCCACCGATCTGTCGCGGCCGATGGCGGAGGCGTCGGAAGTCATGCTGGAGGACAGCCTGGAGAATTTCCAGGGCGAGCATGATCCGCTGGGTATTCCGTGGAAGAAATCCGCCGACGCAATCGCGGAAGGGCGCAAGACGCTCCAGAAAAGTGGCGATCTGCGAAACGCGCTCGAGCGCCAGAGCGGCACCGATTTCGCGGCCGTCGGCGTTTACGGCACGGGCGGACCCGCGATCTATGGCCGCATTCACCAGTGGGGCGGGACGATCCGGCCTAAGGTCGGCAAGGCGCTCAACACGCCATATGGATATCGCGCCAGCGTCACGATGCCGCGCCGATCGTTCCTGGGCTTTTCCGACGATGCCATCATGCAGATCGACCGCATCCTGGTCCGCCATCTGCTCAGCGCCGTCAACGCGGGGGCGCCCGCATGACGGTGAAGCCGTTTCGCAATCGCCCGATCGTCGATCGCCTGAAGGGCGGCGGCTATCCCAAGGTCCAGGGGCTGGTCGAATGGTCCCGCCTGGCGGCGGCGCCCGCGCACCGCGTCGCGCTGTTCGTCATTCCCGAGCGCGAGGTCGCGCGGCCCAACGAGATGACCGGGGTTCATGATCAGCGCGTCGCGCGCGGGTTCAAGGTCATCATCGTGCTGAAGCCATCGGTGCGCGTCGACGATGATGCGTCGGAGGAGCTGGAGGAGGAGGTCGCCAAGGTGATCGACCTGATTGCCGGCTGGACGCACCCCGATGCCAGCGGCCCCTGCGATTACGCGGGCGGCAAGCTCCTCTCCGCTGACGGGTGGGGGATTGCGTGGGGCGTCGACTTTACGACCGCCTGGAGACTTAGAAAAGGAACGAGCTGATGCCGGAACGTGACACCGATCCCGCGCCCCAGTCAAGCACTGAAGAAAAGGGCGAGGCCGAAGCCCCCGCCGCGACCGGCGCCCAGCCGGCGCGCGGCCGCAGGGCCGCTCCGGCCGTACCCCAGGTGACGCAGGCCGACCCGACGGCGCCGCAGCCGGTCGACGAAGCGACTGGCCTGGTCCTGGACAAACATGGCCTGCCGATTTCCGGCCCGGCGCGCCTTCGCTGGCTCGCCGATGCGGGGATCGAGGTCGACCCGGCGCACATCGCGGCCGAGGAAGCGGAGAACGCCAATGGTTGATATGGTCAAAGTCCTCGCGTCGAAAAAAGAGACGGTCTACGGCACCGATGCCGCGCCGACGCTGCTCGCGAACGCCATCCTGACCCGCAATTTCTCTGCCACCCCGTTGGAGGTCGACGCGCTTCAGCGCGACCTGGACAGCGGCAGCTTCGGCGCGACGGCCCAGGCGGCGACCAATGCCCGCCAGACGGTCCGCTTCGAAACCGAAATGGCCGGATCGGGCACCGCTGGTACAGCGCCGCCTTGGATGGAGCTGCTCGAAGGGTGCGGCATGGCCGCGCCGGCCCTGGTGGCGCTGACCAGCGCGACACAGAAATTTGCCGCCGCTTCTGCCCCGCAGTCGTCGCTGACCAATTATCACTGGATCGGCAATCAGCGCCGCAAGGGGATCGGTTCGCGCGGCACCTTCGGCCTCAACTGGACTGCGAACGCCTATCCGTTCCTGACCTTCGCCTTCACCGGCATGCTGCCCACGGTTACGCCGTTCGACGTGAATGTTCCGGCTGCTGGCGACGTGGCGCGCTGGAAAGACCCGGTCGAATGCAACACCGACAATACGCTGATCGAGCTGGACGGCTATGCGTGCATTACGCGCAGCCTGGAAATCAACGCGAACCTGGACGCCAAGATGCGCAGCCTGATCGGCGCGCGCTATGTCAACCGCGGTGACCATGCCGTCAGCGGCAAGTTGTCGATCGAAGCACCGTCGGTCGCGACGAAGAATTATCTGCAGACCCTTCAGTCGAACGTGATCGTCGACCTGTCGGGCACGCATGGCACCGTGGCCGGTAACATCGTCGAGGTCGGGTGCGCGCATACGCAGATCGTGTCGATCGCCGAGCGCGAGGAAGACAAGAAGTTGATGTGGGATTTGGAACTGCTGCTGACCGTCGGGCCAGGGCAGGAAGATCTGATCATCGTCGCGAAATAACCCACGACCGGAAGGCTGTTGACGCCGGGGACCGACGTTCGGGTCGGTCCCCGGCCGAGGCCAAGGCACACCGGAGAGGTCGCGCCAGCAGTCCCGCGGCGACCAGCGTCCGGCACCGGGAAGCCGAACATTCCCGGACTATTCACCGACAGGAGGCCGACTTGGCATATAAGATTGTTTCGAAGCCCCGCGCGTGGTGGCCGATCCGCTTCAAGGGTGTCCTGGACGACGGCACCGTCGTCGAGAATGAAATTCGCGGTCGCTTCATCGTCCTGGACGAGGACGAGTTCAAGAAATTCGAGGACGAGATGCGCCCGGCACTGCTCGGCGAAACCGATCCCGAGAAGTCGGCAAGCGCGATTTCCTCCCCTTTCATCATGCGCATCCTGGAGGACTGGGAAGGCGTGCTGGAGGATGACGGCACCGAAGCCGGCCGATCGCTGCCGTTCAACCAGGAAAATCTAGAGCGGATGCTACGCGTCCCGAATTTCGGGGCCGGCGTCGCGGGCGCGTTCCGCGAGGTCCGCAACGCCGAGCCGGATCGCCGCAAGGGAAACTGAAAGCGGCCGCCCGCGCCTGGGCATCGGGGCGGGGCGGCCACGCGCAAAAGGCCGATGACGTGGTGACGCAGCAGACCGTCCTTCCCGAGCGCTTCACGTCCGGCCCGCGGCCCGGCGCGGACGATATCGAAATCCATGTCGACGACGTGCCCGTCTTTTCGCTGTTCCTGGCGATGGGCACGCAATGGCACCGCCACCCCTTCACCGGCATGCGCACCGGGCTGGACTATGCCCAGGTGCGGCCGACGGCTGATCTGGCCGAGATCGAGATTGCGCCCGGCCTGCTGCCCAAGCTGCAGGCGATGGAACTTGCCGCGATCGAAGCGTTCGCAGAGGCCGCGAAATGAGCGATCAGCAGCTTATCCTGGAAGCCCGCCTTCGCGCGAAGGACGAGGGCCTGGTCGGGCAGCTCAATGCCACCGAACAGGGATCGAAGAATGCAGCGGGCGGCCTGAAGGAACTGGCCGACGCGACGCGGCGCGGATCGTCGGCCGATCGCGAAGCCGCGGCTGCGGCGAAAGAGCTTGAGCGCGCCAGGAAGGATCAGGAGCGCGCGACCAAGGCAGCGGCCCGCGCCGAAAAGGAGGCCGCAGACCTGATCGCCCGCGCGCAGGCGCGGTTCAATGCTGGCCGCCAGCAGGGCGCGGCCCAGGTCGGTGACTTCCTTATCCAGGTCCAGGGCGGCCAGTCGATCCTGACCGCCTTTTCGCAACAGGCGACCCAGGCTGTCGGCGCGCTCGCGCTGATGGGCGGCCAGGGCGCTGCGACCACGGGCATCATGGGCAAATTCGTGTCGCTGATGGGTGGCGGGTTTGGCGCAGCGCTTGGCATCGCGATCCCGCTGGTCTCGCTCCTCGCGACCAAGCTGTTCGACAATGCCGAGGCCGCCAGCGCGGCAGAGGCCGGCGCCAACGGACTTGCATCGGCGCAGACCGTTCTCGGGCAAATCTTCGATACCGTCTCGGGCAAGCTGAAAACGCAGAACGAGCTGCTGATCATCAATGCCCGGCTGCAGGCGATCAGCCTGCGGGCCGATGCGATGAAGGCCGAGGCGAACGCCAAGGCGGTAACCGACAGCATCATGCAGCCCGGGAGCCTCAACACCGCCAAGCTCTATGGCCAGTTTGTCGGTTCGCAGCAGTATGGCGCCGATCCGAAAGAGTGGGCCAACACCCTCGCGAACCGCCGCCAGCTCAGCATGATCGCGGAGGGCGTGGGATCGGGCCGCATCAAGCGCGCAGATGCGGTCAAGATGACCGAGGGCATCGACTTCAAGGGCACCGGCTTTGAACAGGCCGAGGTCGTCGCCGCGTTCCGCGATGGCGCCGTCGCCGAACTCAATCGCCGCGCGGCCGACCTGATCGACGAGTCGCTAGACGCCGGCAAGCTGGCGGCCGAGTTCCGCACCAAGGGGCCGAAAGGTTCGAAACCCCGCAAGGGCGGCTCTGGCAATGCCCTCGCCAACTTCGGCGACAGCGCCGAGGAGAAGATCGCGCGGATCGCGGACAGCTATAATCCGGCGCCGCGCGGAATGGATAAGGCGTTTGCCGATATCCGCACGCTCGACGGCCTGATCGACAATCTGAGCAAGAAGAAGCCGCCGTCGTTCGAAAAGCTGATCGGCGAGGCGCAGAAGGCCCGCGAGGCCGTGATGCAGGGCCTTGCCGATCCGCTGGACGCGATCCAGCAGCGCCTGGTTCCGCTGCCCGAGGGCGTGACCAAGGCGAAAGCGGCGATCGAGGAGCTGGACGGCGTCATAGCGGTGCTGAGCGATCGCAAGCCGCCGAATTGGGAAGAACTGGTTGCGCGCGCCCAGGAGCTGAAGGTCGTTGCGGCCGAGACGGTGAATGGCCCGCTGAACGATATGCTGCGGTCGAGTCGGGAGCAGCGGGAACAGCAGCTCCTTATCCTGACGGGCCGCGAACGCGAGGCGGCCGTGCTGGCGCGCATCCAGCAATTGACCAAGTCACAGGGGCCTCTGAACGATGCTCAGCGCGCCCACGTCGAACAGATGGTCGACAGCGAGGAGCGGATCAACGATCTGCTGACCAAGCGCCAGGACATCATCGGAATTTATCTTTCGTCGATCGGCGAGCTGCGCGGCTCGCTGGAGGACCTATTCGCGGGCGGCGGAGCCAAAAACTTCCTCAAGCAGACGGAAGAGACGATCAAGCGCCTACAGTCGCGGATACTGGTCGAGAATATCTTCGGCGATCCGCTCCGCGCCCTCGAAAAGAAAGTTCGTGGCAAATCCCCGCTCGATCGCGAGATCGAGGATTTGGCGCGCGAGGTCGACGGCCTGGAGGGCGAGGCCGGGCGATCGGCGAAAGCGCTGAAGCTGTTTAACGAGGCGCTGGGCAAGGCCACCGCTGACATCAACGGCGCCGCCGCGCCGCGATCGTCGGCGCAGACGGCGGCCGACAGCTTTCTGCGCGCCCTTGGCGGCGATGCGACGGCTGGCGGCGATATAGTCGTCACCGGATCGAAACAGCGGCCGATCGGCGGCTCGATCATGAAAGAGCAGACGGATTTCCTGCGCGAAATGGCGAAAGCGCAGTTCGATCCGATGGCCGATCTGTTCGACAAATATCTGGGCACCGAATTCTTCAAGAAATTGTCGCCGGTATTCCAGGGCGCCTATGCCGGGTTTTTCACCGCGGGGCCGGTCGGCGGCATCCTGGGCGCGGTGAAGGAATTGCCCGGCCTGCCCGACAAGCTGAAGGACAAGCTGGGGACTGCGCTGGAGGGTGCGCAGACCGGGACGCTCGTCGCCGGCATCGGCAAGGCGCTGGGGCTGAAAACCAGCACGACGGGGGGCCAGATCGGCGGCGCGATCGGCGCGGCCACTGGCCTGCCCGGAGGGGACATTGCCGGTTCGATCATCGGCAGCATCGTCGGCGGCCTGTTCAAAAAGGCCAAGACAGGTTCGGCCACGATAACCGGGGTCGATAACGACCCGGTCCTGTCGGGCAACAATGCCAAGATGAAGACGGCCGCGGGCGATGCGGCGAGTTCGGTCCAGGGCGTGCTGCAGCAGATCGCCGACCAGCTCGGCGGCAGTGTCGGTTCGTTCAATGTGTCGATCGGCGTGCGCGACGGTAAATATCGCGTCGACCCGACCGGCGCCGGCCGCACGAAGAAAAAGGGCGGGGTGCTGGATTTCGGCGAGGACGCCAATGCCGCGATCATGGCGGCCGCGTTCGACGCGATCGGCGATGGCGGCGTGACCGGCCTGTCGGCCGCGGTGACCCGCGCGCTGAAATCCAGCCCCGATATCGACAAGGCGCTGAAGGAAGCGCTGAAGGTCCAGGAGGTCGAAGAGATCGTCACCGGCATCGGTGGCACGCTGGAGCGCCAGTTCCGCGCGTTCGAAACCCAGGCGAAGGAACGGGTGCGGATCGCCGAGCAATATGGGTTCGACGTGTCCAAGATCGAGGCGCGCAACGCCGAGGATCGCGCCAAGCTGGTCGAACAGATTTTGTCGTCGCGCGTCGGATCGCTGCAGTCGCTGCTGGATGACCTGAAGTTCGGGAACCTGTTCGAAGGATCGGCCGACGAGCGTCGCAGCAAGTTGCTGACCGAGATCGCGGCCGCGAAGAGCGATGCCGAGAAGGGCGTCGACGGCGCGGCCGATAAGCTGGCCGAGCTGAGCCGCCAGCTCGTCGAGACCAGCCGCGAAGCCTATGGCACCGCGGGCGGGGAATATGCGGCGGACCGGTCGAACGCGATCAGCACCGCCGAACAGATCATCGCGGCCGAGAATGAGCGCATCCGCGCGGCGCAGCAGGCGACGCTGGACACCAGCAAGGCGATGCAGACGCAAAATCAGCTTACCAACGAGACGAACGACATCCTGGCCGAGGTCCGCGCGCTGCTGGCCGCGAACCTGGGCGGCGGGTCGGCTGTCCTGTCGTCGGGCGGCGGGCGCCTGCTCGTCGAACGTCAGGCCGATCTGCGATGACGGAAATCGCGTTCATCGACGTGAAACCGCGCCGGCTGGATACCGGCGCCGAAGTGACGGTCCGGCTTGCGGGCGGCGGCAGCGTCACGCCCTATCACCGCGACGGCCAGCATTACCGTGCGGGCATCGTCGACATGCCCCGGTTTCGGGCGGCGTTCGGCTTTGACGACAATGGTTGGACGGGCGGCACGGTGCCGACCAGCGGCGAGCTGGCCTTTGCGCCGAGCGAACGATCGCTGCTGACCGCGTTGCTCGCCCACTATTGGCGTGACGCCGCCATCATAGTCGATGCCGGCGACGAGCGTGACGCGCTGGCGCGCCGCCTGACGGGCACCGTTGCCGATATGACGGCGGTCGACGGGCAATTGATGATGACGATCGCCGATCCGGGCAAGCTGCTGGACAAGCCGCTCCTCGGCGCGGGCTTTGCCGGGACGGGCGGCATCGAGGGACCGTCGGAGGCGACCGGGCGTGAAAAGCGCCGGACCCTGGGCCGTGTCTTCAACGTCGAGCTGCGCCTGCTCGACAAGGTCAACAACATCTACGAGGCCGGCGACCCGTCGAAGGCTCTTCAGGCGTTTGACGCGGTGCGCGACATGGGCCGGGCCGGATCGATGGCGGTGCTGGCATGGCAGGGCAGCGTCGCGGCGACGTTCGCCGCGCTGCAGGCGTCCAGCCCCGCCCAGGGCGGATGCGTCGCGGCGCCGTCGATCGCGTGCGTGAAATGGTGGACGGTCCCAGCCGGCCCGCTGACGGCTGATATTCGGGGCGAGAATGCGGGCGGCTATGTCGAGACCGCCGTCGCGATCGCAGCGAAGTTGCTGGCGGCGGTGGGCGGGCCGGCGATCGCAGATTTCGCGGCCGCAAATGCGCTGCGCACCGCGCCGGTCGGCGTCCACATCGCATCATCGTCCGACACGGTCGCCCAGGCGATCGACAGGCTGCTCTTGGGCGTATCACTGTACTGGGTGCTTCAACCCGACGCGACGATCCGGATCGGCGAATGGGCATGGACCGCGCCGGTAGCGTCGATGCAGGCGATTTTCATCGGCCGTGAACGGCAGTTGCCCCCGGTCAAATCGCGCAAGGTCGGATATCGGCGCAACCACCGCCAGCATCAGCAGAGCGAGATTTCGGCGGCCGTGCTGCTGGCCAATGACGTCGCCTATCTCGACGGCACGCCGATCGAGGCGCTGAAGCCTGGACAGGCCGGCGCCGACGTCACCGGAACCAACACCGCCGCCGCGATCGCGGGCCAGGGCGCGCTGGCGACCCAGAATGCGGCGGACTGGAAGACGCGGGTAACCGGCGTGGGCAAGCCGTCGAACAATGCCGGCACGTCGCGCATCCTGTCGGCGATCGGGAACCATGTGACGCTGATCGGCAACTCGATCCGCAAGGATAGCGGGACGCATTCCGCCTGGCAGGGCGGGGTCGTCGGGGCACCCCAGAAGAATACGGCGTTCGTCAGCAGCGGCACGACATATGATGCGAGCGGAGCTGGCGGGTGGGGAATGGCTCTCGCCCTGGATATTTCCAGCGCGTCGCAGTTCGACCCTTATGCGATGGCCGACGGTTCGTTCATCGCTTACTTGGTTGCTCAAACCCCTGATTGCACACTCATCGTTTCCAAGAAATCGGGTGGGTCCCTAGTTTCGATACTCACCGCGACAGTGCCGGGCTTGAATACGTCCAGCCGCCGCATTGCTCTTATTTTCAATGGTCGCCGGGTCTTCGTGATGATCGATGGCGCCGTCTATGGCGGCAACAGCTCCGCGTATGACGTGACGCCGGGGACTACCTTCTTCCCCAAGGTGCTCAGCTATCACCGAGACGACCTCAATAGCGGCGCCGGATCGGTCGACGGCATCCTCGACATCCAGTACGGCGACTGGACCGACGTTCGAACCTACCTCGACGACGGATATTCGATCCTCAACCAGGCGGGCTTCAAAACGGACGAAGGGACTTCGGCCGCGATCGCGGGGCAAGGGCCGGGCGCGACGGCTCCGGGTGCCGACGTTCTAAACTACGTCGACAGCACTGGCGGCGGCAACAGCATGTCCGTAATCCGTCAGCCGGCTGGCGGCCAATATGCTTATGACGGCGGTGCCGTGGCGGGATGCATCAAGATCGCCGCTCCGGTGAACTACACCAACACGATGATCCGCTTTGCCGTCGACGTTTACGACTATCAGGTCGGTGCCCAGGTCACTTACATCATCTCCGGCTACGCTTATGCCGGTGGCGGCGCGACCAACGGCACCTGGGAAAATGTCTCAGCGCAGTACGTCGGGCCGGAGGGCTTCGCGCGCCGGGTACGCTTCGGCTACGACGGTTCGAGGGTCTGTGTGTGGATCGGCGAGACCGTCACCAATTGGTCCTATCCCAAGGTTTTGGTGCGAGATTTGATCGTCGGCTATGCCAACGTGTCGGCCGCCGTGTGGAAGTCCGGCTGGACGGTGTCCGTTTCGGGGACCTCGCCCGCCAATGCGCCATCGGGTGTTATCCGTGAAGTCACCAAGCCTCGCCCCGGAGACGCCGTTTTTGGCGAGGGCATCATCGAAGTGGGCGGCGGCGCAATCGCGACCCTGCCCAATTTCAAGACGCCGCTGGGCACGGCCGCGGCGATCGTTGGCCAGGGCGCGGGCGCGACGGCGAACAACCTGTCCGACCTGGACGCCGCGGCGGCCGCGTCACTCGCCGCGCTCGCTGGCGGTGCGCGCACGACGGTCGGTTATGGCCAGATCATCAAGAAGCGCCTTGGCGTCGGCGCCTCCGCGAGCTTCGAAGGTTCGATCAGCGTCCTGGGCGGCGGCAGCTACGGGACGATGCGCGCGCGCATCGAAGTCTCTCTCGCTGGCGCGGGCAGCTATTCGGCGGTCGCGACCGGCTCTGGCGCCGCCGTCGGCCCAGGCGAGCCAGGACAGGATTATGTGTCCGGCACCTTCACCAATTCCACCGGGATCGAACAGGTTTTCGATTTCAGGATCATCGACGTCCGGACCCCCGGTGGAGCGGGTGCCGGCGTAGTCGCGGCCCAGACTTTCCTTGAGGGCTGATCAGAGGAGCATGCCATGAAGAACCGCCTGAAGATTGCATTCGCCCTGGCGCTGAGCGCCGTATCGCTCGCCGCCTGCGAGCAGGACGCGCAGCAGCCGCGCGATCCCAATGCCCCCGTCATCGTCGACGAGGAATGTCCGCGCGCCGACGGCGAACCCTGCCGCTGATGTCAAAGGGCGGGCGCGATCGCGGCGCCCGCCCCTTCAGGAGACGATTATGACGATCACGATCAACTCGCATCCGGAAGCCGCGCAGGCGGCAATGGAATTGTGGGCCGATAGCCGGGAGAACCCCGACCTTTCGGACGATGCGAAGGAAAAGCTGACCGCGCTGATGACAATGACGCCCGACCTGGAGCGCAAGGTCATGGTGCCCGAGCTGGTTTTCGCGAACATGTCCGCATTCGACGAAGATGCCCGCGCGGTTGCGGCCGCGATGATGGACTTTGTCATCCAGTGGGATTTCTGGGGCATGCGGTCGAGCGGCCGCGGCGAGGCGATCGCCGCCGCGCTGCGCGGCATCGAGGGCGCGCCGACCGTCGAGCCGCTGGAGCGCTTCCTGTCCGGCGATCCGCCCCCGCCGTCGTCACCCTTCCCCGAGTCTGAAGGCTAAGCATGGCGCTGGTCGATCCTGATTTTGCCGAGTGGCTGGCGTCCGAAGAGATTTCGGCGCTGGCCACCGACGCGGCCATAGAGGCGAAATGGGGATCGATCGCGATCGACACGCTCATCTCCAGCCCGCTGGCGCTGAAGGCCGATGCCGTCGCCGAGGCGGCGCGTCAGCTCGCCTTTCGCCCTGGGCCGATCGCGGTCGAGAAGCTGAGCGTGCCGGGCAAGCATATCGGGATGATGGGACGGGTGTTGAACCTGACCGCCAATGTCGCCGGCTATGAAGCCGGGGTCGACGTTTTCATTTTGACCGCCGACGAGACCGAGCAGCCGGGCCGGACCGTCTTTGTCGTCCTGAGGAGGCTCTGATGCCTGGGCTTTTGATCATCAAACCGGTTCCGATGGTTGTCGCGGTCGGTGGGTCCGGCGCCGCCAATCTGCAGACGTCCTCGCCCCGTGAAATATGGTCCGCCAACGCAGCCGGCGCAGCGTCGATCGAGCTGGACCTTATTACGGCGCAGGACGTCGACTGTTTCTTCCTGGCGGCCACCAACGCCCGCGCCGATGCCGTGTGGACCATCGAGAGCATCGCCGGCCTCGGCGGCGCGGTGACGACCACGCATGTCAATGCTCAGTTGGTGCGCCTCGCCGGGAATATCCGGAGCCGCTATCACGCGTTCGTCCGACTGCCCGCGCCAGTGAACGGCCGCTATTTTCGGGTCACGGTCAATCAACCGACGACCCCATTCCAGATCGGCCGCCTGATTGCCGGCCTCGCCTTCGATTGGCCCTATGCCCTGGGCGGCGGACGCACGCCCATCGACACGTCGCGCAGCGCCGGCCTGCCCGATGGCGGGTTCGGTATCGATGAAGGTGTTGTGAAAGCGGCTTTCCAGTGGCGGTTCATCGATCTGACGAAGCCGGCGCTTGCCAAGCTGTGGCAGATCGTCGAGGAGCTGGGGGAGAGCAAGACGCTGGTCGTCGTCGAGGGGCCGGACTATCCGCCCGAGGCAACGTCGGTCCACTATGTCCTGTTCCGCCGCCTCGAAGCTTATGAGCGCGAGGATGCCGCCCAGACGAAATGGGCGTTTTCCGTGGAGGAATGGCGGTGACCCCCGCAGGCAGGGAGGGGCTTTCGCGGCCGTCCCAGCCGATAGCGCGGCATGCGCAAAATCAACCTTATCGCTGTTCATTGCAGCGCCACGATGGAGGGCAAGCCCTTCGACCTCGCCGCCATAACCGCGATGCACAAGGCGCGCGGCTTCAGCGACATCGGCTATCATTTCCTGATCGGACTGAAGGGCGAGCGCTGGATCGGCCGTTCGCTGGAAAAGGTCGGCGCGCATATCCAGGGCCACAACGCGAATTCGATCGGCATCTGCTACATCGGCGGGATCGGCGCGGACGGCAAGGCCAAGGATACGCGCACCCCCGAACAGAAGGCCGAGCTGCAGAAGTTGCTCGCCGAGCTGCGCCCGCAATTCCCCGGCGCGAAGATACGGGGTCACCGCGACATGTCGCCCGACCTGAATGGCGACGGGGTCATCCAGCCCAACGAGTGGCTGAAGATGTGCCCCTGTTTCGACACCGCCGCCTGGTGCCGCTCGGTCGGCATCGACCCCAAGTGAGGAGCTGACGCATGCCGCCTGTCGATCCCTTTGCCAGCCAGCGCGCCGATCGCGACGATCCGTCTCGCGACGGCGGCCCCATCGTGCCTGGTGCGGGCGATCTGCCCAAGCTTACCAAAGCCATCAGGGCCGGCTCGGATGGTTCGATTACGCTGACTCCAGTCGACGGCGCCGAATTTGTGCACCCCGTCTATGCCGGCGAGATCATCACTATGGTGATCAAGAAGATCGCGGCCGCCAACCCGTCGAACATGGTGATCATCGGCTATTATTGATGCGCATCGGGTTCGGATCATGGGGACGGCGCAAGAAGCCGGGGAACTATACGCCCCCGGCTCTCCCGCCTCCGGCAGCGGTCGGCGAACTCGCGCATCGGTATTTCACGGTCGGCACCGGCCCGCAGTCGTTCAACATCGCCAGCGGATTTTCCGGCTCTGGAATTTCCTATTCGATCATCGCCGCACCTTCCGGGGCTGATCTGTCGATCAACGCGGCGACGGGCCAGATCGTCGCGCAAACGACCGCTCAGACGAGCGGCAATGTGACGGTCCGCGCAAGCAACTCGGCTGGATATGCTGAGCAAACCTTCCCGCTCTTCGTCGTCGTGATCGCTGAATACACCGTCCTTGCCCGCGAAGGGAATGGGACGGTCACCGTCGAGAGCCTCGCAACGCCTTGGCACGCGGCATTGACCCGCGAAAGCAACGGCACCGTCACCGTCCAGGAGGCCGCATAATGGCTAAGTTTCGTTACAGCACCGACGGCGGCACTACGTGGACGGTGGCCGAGGGCGCGCTGCCCTACAACATCGGCGTGACGGCCGATCAGGATGTCATGGTCGAGCCGATCGGCGCCGCCGTGACGAACCTGGGCACGGTATCGGGTCATGTCCTCTCGCTGGTCTATGACGCCTCGGTCCCAACGGCCGACATTCAGGCGACGACCAATTTCGGCGGCACCTTCTATTGGGCCATCACCGAGTCGCTGACGCCTCCGAGCGCCGCTGCGATCATCGCCGGCACCGGATTTGTCGAACATGGATCGGTGGGCACGGTCCCCGGCTCGGTCGCGCTGACCCTCCCGACGCTCGATGGTGTGACTGAGCTGTTCTTCCATGCCGTCGTCGGCAACGGCGCCGAGCGGACCAACGTCGCGACCGTGCGCGTTCAGATCGGCAACACCAGCTCATGGATCGGCATCTCCGGCGTGACCGGCGCGCCGACGATCTACAATTACACCGACGGCGACGGCACCTGGCGCGCGTGGGAGTTCACGGCCGACGGCAGCTTCACCGTCAACCACGGCGGCGGCCTCGAATATGAGCTGGTCGCTGGCGGCGGCGGTGGCGGTGGCGGCACGTCCTTTGTTTGGGGCGGCGGCGGTGGCGCTGGAGGCGTCTTGCGTGGGACCACGACGCTCACGCCCGGCACCTACGCAGTCGTCGTCGGCGCTGGCGGCGCTGGCGGCACAAACGCAGCGCGGTCGACCAGCGGCGGCAACAGTACGGCGATGGGCCTGACGGCTGTCGGCGGCGGCGCTGGCGGCTGGGGCAACGACAACACGAAGCCCCAGTTGACGGGCGGGAGCGGCGGCGGCGCGCGTGGCGGGAGTTCGACCGGGGCGGCTGGCACGTCCGGCCAGGGCAATGCCGGGGGCAACGGTCAGGGCAACTCTGGCGGCGGCGGTGGCGGTGCTGGCGGCGTCGGTGGGAACGGCTCCAGCCCGGCGAGCGGAAACCCTGCCGGTGCTGGCGGTGCTGGCATCACGTCGACCATTATTGGCACGACGCAGCAAATCGCTGGAGGCGGCGGCGGCAGCGGCGGCACGGGCGGCACGGCCAGCCATGGCGGCGGTGCGGGCATGACCAACGCCAGCGGAAGCAACACGCCTGGTGGCGCCGCGACGGCGGTCGGTGCAGGCGGCGGCGCTGGCAACGGGAACGGCAACACCCCTGCTCTTGTCGGCGGCAACGGCTATCGCGGTCGCTTCGTGGTGCGGATCAAGCTGTGACGCGCGCCATCCTGACCAGCACGGCGGCGAGCGGGCATCAGAATGTCCGCGTGCCCACCCCGACCAGCGGCGCATCGATCGGTGTCGGCTGCTCGGGGTCGGACCCGATATGGAACAAGGGGGGCATCCAGTGGCTCGTCCAGCAGAAGCTGGGCGTGTCGCCGCTGTTCGACAAGTGCACTACGCCAGGCGCGCCGATCACGGTCCATATGACGAACCCGCCATCGTTCGGCGTTTACGCCTGGCAGAATATGGCGACCTACGAATATCTCCATATCGGCGACAACCCGAACCTCGACGGCATCCATGACCCGTCGAAGCTGCATCAGTGGGCGCAGAAGTTCTGGGCTGAGGGCCACGCTGGCGCGGGAGGCGAAACGCTGCTCTGGACGCTCCAGCCGGTCTATAACGCCAACGCGACGACGTTCCTCGCGTGGATCGCCAACGCCGAGAACGAGTACAATATTGCACAGGATTACTGCAATGTGCGCGTCCCGGCTGGGAAGCGGCTGGTTCGCCAAATCCCCGGCCTTCAGCTCTTCCGCCGCTTCTTTCAGGATCAGCAGGCTGGCCTCGCCCCGACGGCGACGTGGCTCGCCGATCTTTACACCGACACATTCCACATGGTGCAGGGCAAGATTTCCTACATCGCCAGCGTGATCGGCGCGGCGTGCATGTACGGGATCGATCCCAGGACCATGCCCAACGACATGCAGACCGCATCCGGCTTCACCGTGCCTGAGGCGCAGTACGTCAAGGCCTGCATTTCCGACACGATCAAGGCTTTCCAGCGCGCGGGCGTCAACACGGCGGCGTGGACATGATCGCCCTGAAAGGACCGTTCAATGACTGAACTTGAGGACCCCCGCACGCCGGCCGAGGCCAAGCGGCATTGGATGATCGATCGCCTGTGGATCAGCGCGATCGCGGCCGCCTTCTTCATCGCAGTTCTGATCGGGATCGTATGGCGGGGCGGCTGGGCGATCAGCACCGAACCCCTCCGCCTTCAAATCCTTGCCATGATCGCGTTCGGCGCGATCTTCTTTCAGATCATTATCGTCATATCCTTCTCCCTCGGCGGACCGGTCGGCCGATGGAAGGCGCGGTGGCGCGATACCAGCTTTGAGGCCGAGGACGATCGGGCGGCAGCCGCCTATAACGGCGAGGTGGTCCGGTGATCGCGCTCCTGGCTCTCAAGCTCATGGAGGCCGGCGTCGGGGCCAAGGCGGCCCGGCCGATCGCCTGGGCGATCGTGATCGCGCTCGCGGCCGCGCTGCTGGCCGTCGGCAAGTGCACATATGACGCGAACGTCATCGAAAATCATGAGGCGAAGACGTCAGCGAAACTGGAGCGAACGGGCCGTCAGGCCGACGCCTCGGCTGCCCAGCGCGCGGAAGCGCGGCGACGGGCCGAGGCAACAGCGAGGAAGGAATTCGACAATGCGACAGCGGGTATTCCGGACCAAGGTCTTAGCGATCGTCAGCGCATCGATCTGTGTAACGAGCTGCGCGACGGCGGGGTCGCCACGGCTCTCATCCCCGAGTGCCGTGATGTTCGAACAGGAGCGCAAGCCGCTCCCTGATATTGCCATCCTCCAGCAGAACAGCGAGGAGGGATATCGGCAGCATCAGAGGAACAAGGACGAGTGGGGGCAGCGGGGCTGGGACAGGCTCAACGACGTGTGCCTGTGGTTCGAAGAGCAGGGAGTCAAAGCGCTGCCCTGCAAGCGTGATTAAGACCCCAATTCAGGCTCTTTGAAACGCCGCTGAAGCGGCCGTGAATTTAACATAACGCAGCTAATTTTTGGCGCGAGTTTTTGGCGCGAATTTTTGGCGCGCTACATCGATCCGTTGCAGCAGGCTGCGCTTCATTCCTGTCCTCCCTTTGCCCGCATCGGGGCGACTCGCTGTGATAGGATATTTCCTATTTGGAGATCGATTTCCTACTTGTCTAGGATAATTCCTATTGCTACATACGAAATAGGAAGGACCAGCCGCTTGACCGAATTCGATCCTGATCCGCGCGTCGCGCTCGACCGCCTGCTGACCGAGCGGGGCATCGACTATGCCCGGTTGTCGGCGCGCATCGGGCGCAATCCCGCCTATATCCAGCAATATATCAAGCGCGGTTCGCCGCGGCGGCTGGCCGAGGAGGACCGCGCGCGCATCGCCGCCTATCTGGGCGTGTCCGAAGCCTTGCTCGGCGGTCCGGCGCAGGCGCGCGTCGCCGCGCCCGCGCGATCACGCGGTGCCGACATGATATTGGTGCCCAAGCTGGGGATCGGCGCATCGGCGGGCGCGGGCGCCAGCGTCGATGGCGAGGCTGTCGAGGGACAGGTCGCGTTCGACCCGAAATGGCTTCGCGATATGGGCGCCGATCCGCGCGCGCTCAGCATCATTCGGGTCGAGGGCGATTCGATGGCGCCGACGCTGAACGACGGCGACGACATCATGGTCGATGGGGGCGATGCCGCCGCCCGGCTTCGCGACGGCATCTATGTGCTGCGCATGGACGATGTGCTGATGGTGAAGCGTGTCGCGCGCGCGCCGGGGCAGGGGCGCGTGTCGGTGATCAGCGACAATCCGCACTATAAAAGCTGGGACGACCTGCCGCTGGCGTCGGTGCGGCTGATCGGGCGCGTCGTCTGGACCGGACGACGGGTGCGTTAGATCGGGGCGGCCATCGTCGCTTCGATCTCATGCTCCAGTACCTCGGCGCGTTCGCATTGCTGCTCGTTGCCCGACCGGCATTTCTCGGCCGCCTTGTCGCGCTGGCGCGACAGCTTGCCCAGCCGTTCTTCGCGTTCGCGCATCGCCCGGCCGCGGTTGCGGTCGGACTCGTCCTGGCTGGTGGTCGTCCAGTCGGCGACCTGGCCGACCGCCTTGACCGGCGCGGTGACGACGGTCTTCACCGCGCTGAAACAGCCCGCGAGCATCGGCGCGGTCAGCAGGGCAAGCAGGATGGCGCGCATGATGTGTCTCCCTCGGCGGCCTGATTTCATCGCATAGACGCGCGCGCCTGAACAGCGGATTGCGACGGACGACCGCCTTATCGCGCTCTCGTGTCACATCACTGAAACAAATGGCTAAATTCGTGTTTACCCTGTGGGTCTAGGTCGCGATGCATACGCCGACACTCAGCCGAAAGAGACCGATGAACGCCCAACCGCTTGCCCTCGAACCGGCCTCGGGTCATGCGATCGCGATCGGCGACGACGCGCGTCTGTCCGACGTGATAGAGGCGTTTCGCGGCAATCCGGAATTGCGCCTTCTCGCGGTGCTCGACGCGCGCGGCGCGCCGGTCGGCATCATCCGCGAACAGCGTATTCGCGAGCTTCTCTTCTGCCCCTATTGGTTCGCGCTGATGCAGAATCCGACGATCGGCGGATCGATCGCATCGATGGTCGAGCCGTGCCTGACCGCCGACGTCGGCGAATCGACCGCGAACCTGCTGCGCCGGGTCGGCCGTGCGAACGGGCAGGATGGCCTGATCCTGGTCGACGGCGGCCGCTTCGTCGAGACGCTCGACGGCGGCCAGCTCGCGCGTCTTGCGATGATGCGCGAGGTCGAGCTGGCACGCGAGCGCGCCGATCGCGCGGCCTGGGTCGACGAAGCGGGCCGCCGCTTTCAACAGGATATCGCCGCGCTGACCGGCACGCTCTCCGAAACCGCGCGCGAGGTCGAGGGCGTGGCGCGCATCCTGTCCGATCGCGCCGAACAGACCGGCCGCGACGCGCTGTCGGTCGCCGGGGCGACCGCGCAGACGCTCACGGGGCTTCAGGAACTCGGCGATCGCGGCCATGCGCTCGCGTCCAGCATGGCGCGGATCGTCGAGGACGGCACCCGCGCCCGCACCGTGCGCCACGACGCGCATCAAAAGGTGAAGCAGGCGGGCGGACGCGCGGCGGTGCTGCAGGACGCGAGCCAGTCGATCGAACAGATGCTTGCGCTGATTATCGAGATGGCGAGCCGGACCAACATGCTCGCGCTCAACGCGGGAATAGAGGCGGCGCGCGCGGGCGATGCCGGGCGCGGCTTTGCGGTGGTCGCAGCCGAGGTGAAATCGCTGGCCAGCCAGACGCGCGCGGCGGCGGGCGACATCACCCCCTATATCGAACGCATCCGCGAGATCGTCGGACAGGTCGCCGACGGGTTTCGCGAGGTGGAGCGGGCGATCGATGCGAACAATGATTTCTCCGACACCATCGACGAAGCGGTCGACGGACAGAGCGCGACCAGCCTGTCGATCGCCAGCTATGTCGAGCAGGCGGTGTTCGCGGGGCGCGAGATCGACGGCCGCGTTCAGCACATCAGCCGCGGCGCGTCGGCGGTCGGCGAGGGGGCGGCGGCGCTCGGCGAACTTTCGTCGGATCTCAACCGCGCCGCGCAGTCGCTGCACCAGCGCGCGCAGAGCTTTGTCGCGACGGTCGCGGCGGCGTGA